TTGGTCTTGTGCGACAACACCTGAAGAGTCAGGTATAGTTGCATATGCTTTAGAGATCTTCTGATAATACAGATTAAGATCAGTTATATTAGCAAACTCAAAACACGTTAACTTATGGTGTGAGAAGTTTGGTGCAATAGTGCTTATGTCATCAGCCCTGTAGTAAACTCCGTTGGTATCTCCGTCAAAGAACGACTGTTGCCAGAAGTAGCAACCACCTGTGAGTTTAAAAATACCAGCAGTAGTAGGTTCATTAGTAGCAGTAATACCGAGACTACCCTGTACTGTGGGATAAGGGACATATTTCGGAACGACTTTGGTTCTACGTAAGTCCGAACCAACAACAGAACAACCCCTAGGGACAATAATACCACCAGCAGCAGCATTAAATTTATAAAGAACATTACTGGAAGAAGTTAAATCAAAATTAGAGTTAGCGTCAAACGGTTGTATGTCATTATAGTTTGCAACACCAGGTCTATTGTCTATAACGTAATCTGATGGGTATAGGTAGATTGAGAATGCGTCAAATTCATCATTACTAAGTCCGACTCTATATGAAAATCTAGCTACCTCTAGAAATGCACGTTGCAACGTCTTAAACGGACGCAATGCAGAGTTACCTCGGTTATCGTAAGCATCCGATGCATCAAAGTCGTCGGGGTTGACGTATATAATACGTCCAGTCCTCGACGTGATGATATTTTTAAGACGAGTAAGTGCCATTTAATTGATCTCTGTCCTATTGTACTATTTATTTCACACCTTAAGGGGTGGTTCCACCAGCGGCGTTCTTGGATACAGAAAGCACAACATAATCATCAGCATTACTCTCAAATCCAGTAACAGAATAACTAATGTCTGCTGCACTGGAGTATACAAGTATATTCTGTCCAGGTCCAACTACTACTCCAGTAATTCGATCTGTAGTATTTGCTGTAATCGCTTTATCATAAACAAACCAATCTTCAGCATTCACATAAGTGTTTGCAGTAGCACCAGCAGCGTCACCAGTACCAATAGTCGCCACATTAAACGTTAAGTTTGCAGCACCACCACCTCCGAGTTGAGCGTCAGTGATAGTTAACGTTTCTGCAGCAGCATAATCTTTTCCACCGTTGACTAATGTAACAGTGGCAGCACCAGTAGATGCAGCAACAACAACATTAACCTTGAGTAAAGATCCAGAACCACCCGTAGGTAGAATTCCATTATATGTTCCTGCTGTTCTAGAAGCATCAGCACCACCAACACTATCTAGAGTCTGTGCTTTACCTGATACAACCGTAGTCCAACGACGTGATCCATCAACAGTAGTAATACTGTCATATAGATTGTCACCTACAGCAACATTAGGAGATCCTTCATCTAGTGATACTTTTAGAACATTTCTATCAGCATCCCAATCATGAACATATCCATAGAAACCAGGTGTAACACCACTAGCATCAATAGTATATGTTGTAGCACCAATCGTAAACTGTGATGCAGCAGCAAATGCTTTGCCTCTCACAGCATATACGTATATGTCTTTATAGAATGGTTCTATTACTGTAGTAATAGCCCAACCAAATCCAGCATTACCATCTTGAGTATTAGCTACAGCAGGTTCAGCATAAGAGTTTAATGTCAATGGAGTGGCACTAGTGATTGCAATCTCTAGATAACATCCCGCTTGACCAGCAGTACCAGCTTTCGTTACACCAGTTGTATACTCTGTACCAGTTAAACCCTGCGTACCATCTATTTCTTCTGATAACCTAAACGGATGACCAGTGTTACTAGCATCTGTTTGATGATATCTAATAGTACGATCCACTTCCATCTCAGGTGTTAATGGTAATCCATACACACCACCTGCAGATCCCTCTGCATAAATGAATTTCTCAGTATTAATAATATCAGATGAACCCTGTGAGTAGTTTAATACTACAGTAGCAGAACTAGTGCCACCAGTAAGGACTTCACCTTCACTAAAGAAGTTTAGATAATAGTCACCAGCATCTGTTAGTTGAGTAATAGCAGAACCATCGTTATGGTTAACAGCAGAAGTACCATACTGTCCACGTACAACAGTTAAGTCATTACCAGCAACCTCAGTAACCTGAAGAATCTCGTTACCAATAAGAATAAATGCACCTCCTAGGAATCCAGTAGCATCTGCAATAGTTAGTGTAGTATCACCAGCAGCAAATGTTCCAGACTCGTCAATTGTACTTGTGGTTGCAGAGTCAATGTATGATTTGGCATATGATCCAGCAGGGATAGCCGCAGCAGTTGTACCAAGAACACCACGAGTAACAGTCAGTTCATTATTAGCAACGTTAATACCAGTAGGATCGATTTCGATAATCTCAGTTGCAGAAACAGAGTCAATTGCGATCATCAACCTTGCACCATCAGCAAGACCTGTGTTTCTTGATACGTTAACAGCAGTAGCATTACTTGCAACGTCTGCTACTTCCAAATACATGGCAGCAGTAGTTGATTCGAAAGCACTAAGTGTACCAGTTAATGTAGAAAGACTACCAGTAAGAGTTTCACCAATAGTAAATGAACCTGTTACTTGCTCACTGTCGCCTTCAGTTTGCAGGATTTTGGCAACCTTTAGATAACGCTGAACTGTATCAGTAGACTTATAAACATCTAACAACTTAGCAATACTACCATCAGTAGTAGCAATATCAGCACCTGGAGTTGCTTCGTTAAACTGAATGCCAGGGGTAACAGTTAATTTGTAGTTTGCAAAGGCATTACCCTTAGTAAACTCATAGCTCTTACTATCATCAGTACTCGTTGACTCATCTCCGTCCAACGTAAGTATCTGATTGTAGTCTCGAACTGCTGCACGATAACTAACACCAGAACCAGACTGATTAGTAGCAGAAAAGACTACTGCGCCAGTGTTGTTAATGTCAGTACCGTAAAGTTTTGTATTCGTAGTAGCCACTGGTTTTGCTGCGGCTAAGCGTCCTGCTGCTGTCATTGTTTAATTACCAACCTGCTTGGAAGAATGATTGTAATCGGAGTCTTCCTCCGAGACTCGGTGCACTGATAGCACCACCGAAACTAACACCCACCGCTTCGATGTTGTTAGTAGATAATAGTGTAGCGTCTGCTCCTGGGAATTTAATTGAGACTGGCTCAGTTATATTAGAAGCATCAATAGAGATAAGACCGTTAACCTCATCAGGGTTATTGATCTTCATATACTCCATCGTTTTAAATGCAAGAGTCTGCGATGCTCGCTCTCCAACTACGACGTTAGTATCTGTTCCATTATTTAGTGGTTCTGCAACTGATCCTTCTGGGAAGGTCCACTGCAAGTTTGTATTAGCATTAAGGTTAACTAAGTTAAATGTAATCTTCTTAGTTGCATCTGCACTATCCTCAAAGATAGCACCCTTATAGATCTTGTTAGTCAATGTCTGTGTAGACGATTCACCAACAACCTTAACGTTTAAATCTGGCCATTGTACAGTTCTATTTGATGTCAATAATGATTGATCAAAGATGATGTACTTGGTAGGGTTCTGTTCATCCGTAGAAGGAGTACCAGAAAACTTAGGGTTAACGTGATTCTTATTATATAAGTCTTGTTCAGTCAAGTCATCGAGTAACGTTGACTGTGTAATCGTAGTACCATAGTCAGGTAAACGATAGATGTGTTGACCTGGTGCTGACCATGCATCAGTCTCAAACTTTGCTATTTTAGCAACATCCGTAGAACCAGTAATCTGTAGGTCATTATCTTTAATGATAATAGACTTATTAGTTAGAGTCTGGAACGTGTCTGTTGCAACTATTGTCGTAGATGTATTAGAACCTACACTAGGCATGTCAAATCTACGAGTACCACCAGCAGTGGAAACTGTATCAACGTTAAATACTACCTTTTTAGCAGGGTTCTGGTCACCAGAAATGTAAAAATTAGTATCAGTTAACTCTGTAGTACCATTGACAGTAAAATATCCACTACCCTGTGGAACTATCTCCACACTAGAGTTAGCAGATCCTGTATCAATTGCACGTATCTGTAAGGTCGATGACCCGTCGTTGTTTAAATTGCGACTATTATAGATCGATGCAGTACCAAAAGTCAGACCAATTTCATTCTCGGCAGACTGGTATACCCCAGTATCCCTGTCTAAGTCAAAAGCCAGTCCTGGAGAACTCTGTGAGCCTGCAGAAACTGACCTAAACAGTTGATTAACTTTTGATTTCCTATTGGGGATCAGTGGATCTGATATAACAATGGGAAGGACTGCTTCTCCAGTCACCAATGCATCAGCAATAGTCTCAAGTTGTGATATTCTCTTGGTTCCCACTATTCACTATCTACGGTATTCCAAGTTATTTATAACGTCAAATCCCTCTCTCCCATGAGGAGACTACGCAGCTTTTTCGCTTTAGTCATATGCTGCGAATGGTAATTGATCCAAAAGTTCACTTCTTGGAGAATTTCTTCGTATGTGTGACGTGCATCAAGGGTTTCATCAGTGAGATAATCTCCTACAATTTCACTTAAGCGATTCATTCTTTCTCGCTTATCCACAATATTACCTGGAGATTCTAGATAATTCTTCAGGTACTGTTCATTATCATGTGTACCTGCCACCTTAATGTCCCCCGTATGGGTCGTTTGCGTCATCATAAAGTCCTTCCTCAATGCGTTTATTTAGTACCGAATAACTTGATTGGCAATTCGGTGGTTCAGGTTCCATATTACCAGTTTTTCGCTTCCAGTCAACATACATTGCCTGTAGCACCCATGATTGGGCTAGACTCTTTGGTCCATTTTCTAGGAGATCAGTCTGATATGCACTGAGTACTTTCATACTCTTGTAGTCCTCTCTCCATTTCATGTGCCATCTCCGTGTCGTCATACTTTTCTGTTAGATACTCTACTGTGTTTGCAATATCACCCATAGCATCTCTAAGCACAGGTTGTTGACCTGATTCCTGATGTAACTGATGGTCAACCAAAGACCATCGCCATTGGCGCATGTCCTTGTTGTACCATAATCGTATTTGCATGTACTATTTAGTTTGGAACGTCTTGATAATTCTCAATCCATTCACCCATTTCGAACATAATAGGGTGACATTCCTCCTCTATAAGATAAGAAGACCATCGATATAGGTCTTCTATACTGAATTTTGGGTTATTAACTGCCTTTGTAATAATCTCTTCGTCAGTAGTGTCGAAACCCTCATCATCGAATGTAAATGGAATACAATTAATCATATGGAGGAGTACTATACCTTCATGACCATCCATATAATCTAGGATGCAATACTCAGCGGTAATTCTTAGCTTCATCATCCATCATCACAGCGATTCTCTCTTTGATATCATTCAGTGCTGTACTGATATCGAGAGATTTACTACTATGTATTGCGGATGCATCTTCATATCCCACAAGTGTCCAATGCCACATGTGGTCCCATTCACTGAAGTGCATCTTGATGTCCATCGTCAAGTTCTTTCTGCATCTCTGAGAGGGTTTCTGTGACATAAGTTTGTACTCCAACTGGGTCAGGTTTCCAATCGGCAGGCATAGGTATATCAGGCAATTCCTCTTGTTCGTACTTATTGACGAACTCTGGTAGAGGTGACATGATGATACTCTGTTTACCTTCCTGAATTATCTTGATTGTATGACCTCTTTCCAATAATGTCAAGAGGAAGTCAAGATTTGTTTTAATCTCTTCTACAGAGACCTCAATCAAATTGTTCATTTCTTTCTCCTTGGTACTTGGATTGTCCATGATGGAGACACTAGATCAACCATCTCAAACTGTTTCTTATTCTTTTCTATCTGAATCAGATATGCTTCACGACCAGGCTCAGGTTGGATCTCACCATAATGATTCTCATCTTTATCAAGATACTCAAGGATTGCCTGATCCACCATACCATATAAAGTATCAAATGTGAGACCATACTTAAGGGAATCACCAAGTTCTTCTACGTTCTCTTCGGATAGTTCCTCACCCAAGAATGCTGATCTAATGGCTACCAATTCATTAAGATCAATTCTGATCTCATTTGTTCTGTAGATTGCCATCAGTATATAAAGGTAAGTTCGTCCTCATTATCCAGGAATTCTTTCAGAATGTCAACAGTCTCTGCGAAACTGTAAGATCCATCAGAATCAAATTTATAGCGCACTTCGGCCTCATAACCTTCCTGATCCCTGAGAGTGATTTTTCTCTTGGGAAAATTTATGAAGGCATGTGCAACATAATCGACGGTTTCTTCCATAGTTTAATTAATTAAGCATAACGGGCAGTCCGAAGACTGAGGTAGGTCCGAGTCCACATCCAAACCATGCGGCACCCACACCAGTACTCATGGCTACGACACCAGTAGTTACCTGATTTATTATAGCACCTGCTCCTCCTGTGACAACCTCTCCGATACCTCCTGTAGGAGTTCCGACCAAAGTTATGTGTGCACCTGCGTTGGAGCCTACGATTATGTCTGCCATAGCAGATGGCATCGTTGTACCTAGAGTCATCCTAACCTGTGCAGGTGGGGCTGCTCCTGGGAATGGACTGTCCATTGCCACGTCCACGATAGATCCCTTAACAATGCTGAACTGACCAGTCAGGACAGGCATCAACTGGAAAATACCAACAATATCAAATCTACCACAGTTAAGGAATGAACTGATCCAGTTCGCTTCATTAATGATCTCACCTGTTGCTTCATTGGTAATACCACCAGCAGATAGGTTGATCTCTTGTGCTTTGAGGTTGATTGCCTCAATAGCAGTGAAGTTAAAACGTGCTGCTTGTACCTTCCAGTCACCTTGGAAGTTCATGTCATGGTCACCAGCAGTGGTTCTTACTGACTTAACTTCCCTTTCTCCAACCTCAGTGTTAAACTTAGGAGTTGGATTCTTCTTACCATCACCAGCAGCATTCTTTGCTGCCAATTCATTAAACTTCTTAGCAGTTTGACTAGCAGTCTCTTCTTTTAATGGTGCTGTTGCTTGTGATGCAGCATCTGAAGCACTCTTAGATGCATAATATTGTGTCTTCTCCTCATCAGTCAACTTGTCATACTCTTCTGGACTAACATCTGGTGATGTATAGATCTGGAAGTCTCCTGCTGCATCTGGTAGATCCTTTTGATCATCCCACTTCTGACCACTAGCAAATCCACCATTAGCATCTGTTGCCTTGGCACCTGGACCATTAGACTCATGCTGGTTGATAGATCCAGAGACCTCAATATGATAGTCACCCATAACCTTGAGGTAGTAGTCACCCTCAACAGTTACAACCTTATTATTCTTAACGTTTGTTACTTGGTCACGACCAATAATTGCAGTTTCATTGTTAGGATTATTGGTATGCTTATTACCTCTCTTATCCTCAAAAGTACTTACACCACCAGGACCTTGGATAACTCGTTTCTCCTTACCAGGAGTAGCGTCATTGATCTCTTTGGTACCATTGAGTGCCATCTTGGTTTCCATTAAGAACGGATTTATGTTCTTAAAGAAATCATCAAAGAAAGTACCCTTAGGATTTGCACGACCTGATGGTGGACAACTACTATAGTCTCCTCCACCTGGACCTTGGAGAGCATCATCTATATCCTCGCACTGGGTGGTTCCTAATAGAGGGAGCCACCCTGTGGCTTTCGGTTTTCGACTCTTCCTACCGCAATCTTTCAGCCCCGCTATCAGTGCGAGTATTGCCTTAAGGATCTTAAGGACTGATTTAAAGTCTAACTTAGTAAAGTCAATAGAGAAGATAGACTGAATACCGTTAGCAAGTTCCTTAAGTGCTTTAACAGTATTAATTGCTGTAATTATAAAGTTCGCAACCTTATTGATTGCCGACATTGCTTTACAGATGCTGTTCTGAATACCAGACATCATCCTCTCAACAGTGTCAAGGATCTTAGCTTCCATCTCAGCGATGAAATCCATTACCTTAGCAAATAGGGAGTTCAGGTACGACGATATGTACCCCATTATATTCCCCATTATACTGACCCACTGTGGAGTAGGTTTACAGAATAATGCAAATATTAATGCTAGTATCTCACCAATCAGGGTAATAACAACAACAGGTAGGATGTTAGAAAGAACCTGTAGGATCTTATCAATCAACATCTGAATGACTCTTGCTGCTAGCTCCTTAAGAGGTGCAAGCATACCACTGATAGCATTGGTCAGGTAGTTAGTAACATTAGATAACTGATTGAGTATGTTCTTACCTTCTATAACTCTACCACTAATAGTGGACAAAAAGTCACCAGTAGATGAGTTACGTGCTAACCCACCAACCTCAACACCAATCTCAGTAAGCATACGCTTGAGATCCTTAGTGAATCCTGAATTGGCAGGTCCTGTAGTACCATCAGCAATACCACCTTCCATAGATGGTGGACCTATGGGGTTAGTGTACACATTAAATGGTGTGTCTGCTTCACCAATAGATATGGCACCTTTAGATGCTTCTTCTCCACCAGTAGCACCACCACCTTGTTGACCTTGTGCTTTAACAAATGGTGATCCACCTAATGAATCCTGATTATCTTGTCCTTTCTGCTGTGGTGTATCTGTTGCATTCTGATCAGCAATTGCAGGATCAGCAAAGACAGTCCTTGCCATTTCTTTAGGAGCACCACGCTCTCTACCACTAGAACCTGCTTGATTACTATTCTCAGAATGACGGAAACCACGGAATGCACCCAAGACACAAGGAAGTTGTGCCTCTTCACCATCCATGAAGAAACCTAGAACCTGTGCGCCAGGTTGTAACTCAGTGGTAGATCCAGCATTCTTGGTCTGGGGTCTATCAGTTGGTAGAAGTACGGTTGCCCATGGTAAATCTTTAGTAGGTAATTCAGTTAAGTACTGGTTCTTACCTTCTGAATCGGTCTTAGTACCAGTATACCAACCTATAATACGAACCTTTACACGACCCAACTGTGATGGATCCATATGGTCTTCTACTTCACCGATCCACCAGGCGAAACCATCTCTTCCAGCGAAATCTGCTTTTGATGAACTGCCTAACATTATGTGTAATCTAGTTTCCTGCCATTATTTAGTCTAGTAAAAGTAAACATACCTTCACCCTCCTCCTTGCCCCAGGCAAATTTATCATCCTTGACGTAATATCCAGTGTCACGTGACATATACATGTCACCATCAAACTGTACGTCGCTAACAACATATGTATCCCCATCAGGTTTAGGAACGATACAATCACCCCGAACACTACCAAACCACCACGTATCAAAGAATCCCCACTGCATCTCACACCCTGGGGTGTCGGTCAATAGGTTATGTGCTTTTGTATATGCAGTGTCATGTGTCATATAGTTGATAGTAATATGATAATGTCTATATGGTTTATCCTCACCTTCATAATTATACCACTGCTTTAACTCCAAGACATTTGATTTGATCTTAGAGTATAGAATATGTACCTGTGGCCATTTAGTAGGATTACTATATGCCTGCTGTTTGTTATTATAATGACCTAATATTAAATTGTCAAATGACGTGATCATACCATCCTGTAATAATCATTTTTTCTTCATTAGGTGCTGGTATTCCCTTATGGAAATGAGTCCAGTCTGCTGGCCAAAGTAAAGTCAATCCCTTCTTAGGTCTTACCTTACACTCTTGTTGTTTAAAATATGTCTCTCCACCCTCTTCTATATCATTGAGATATGTCATCCATGCTACCATACGATTGCAGCATTGTGGATGTGCGTCTGATCTTTCGCAATGTAATGCATGAAACCCACCACCCTTGGGATACCATTGGATATTAAAATCCGACATCAAATCCCATTTGACATTCTTTAGTGCTGGATAATTCTCACAGTATGCTGTAGTAACATCTGCAAGCTCATCAATATACCTGCATATTCTAGGATCTTTAATGTACCTAGGAATAGTCAGGTCTTTTGACTCTTTGACTTTTTTGTCTTGACCGTTGGGTACACCTGAAGTGTAACCACCTACATGACCATCTTCTCTATCAAGATAGTCACAGTCATTCCAAAACTCAATCACGCCATCGACCACATCTGGGTCGATCATGCCACCTCCTATAAAACTGTAGGCAGCATCAATATCAATGTATTCACCTATCATTCATCGTATACTCTACACTCAAATGCATCTGGATGGTTGTCACAATATTGATCTAACTGCTTATCCTGATGTCTAATATGATAATCATTAATACCAGTTTCAGGTTCATCTCCCTTATGATACTCTTCGTAGTTAGCTGTTACGTTCTTGAGATCATCTTCAGAATACTCATGCATACCATGATTAGTATGCTCTTTGTGATCCTTTGGATCAATGTAAACTTCATGATCTAGATCGTGACTTCGTTTAGCTTGTGGATTTTCTCCGAATTCACTCATTGTTCTCTCGCTTATTCGTCAATTATATTTATTCTTTGACCTGTTGTCAAGTATTTACGGGTAGGGAATCACGACATAAGAATAATTCAGTGGTAACTCCTTCCTTCTTATAAATGTGCTTGAGTCCTGAGACCAAATATTTACCAGAGAATTTTTTGTCCATCTCTACTCTACCACTTTTGTTTTGCTCTGACATAGGTATCCTAGTCTTAACAACGGCACCAGCATATAATGCTGTGTTACCTGGTATAGTAATGTTCATTACATGTGTCTTAAGTAGTGCAAACCGAGCAGCAGCATATGCACCAGCAAGTACCATGTTATCAGGAGCATCATCTGCACCACCATTAGGTGCTTTAGCACTCTGGTTCTTATACTTGGGAAGAATCCTAAACTTCGTACGAGTAGGATAATCTTTCTCAAACTTCTCAATAATCTTATTGTCAAAAGCAAACCCCTTCTCCAAAGTAGAAGCAAGGTCAGTTATCTCTCCAATATGCATAACTCTAGGACCTTGTACAGTTCCTGCAGGTTTACTCTTCTTCTCTGCTAGAGCTGCTTGCTTCTGAGATGTACCAAAATTGAGGTTAGCAGCATACTTTGACCAATCAAATTTACTATCACCACCAGGACCATAAAAAGTACTACTACCAGCATTTTTACTATCAGATAAGAACTTAGAAAACTGATCTGTAGACAAGGACTTAGAACCAAACTGTCCTGATATAGAAGCACTAAACTTATTACCTAACTCTTGGAACCTATCAAACACCCCACTACTACTCAAAGCTGGGTTAATAGAAGCACTCTCTGTCAATGCATCCATAACAATACCATGAGTAACAGTCTTATATAAACCTGTCCTCATCTTCTCTAGATGATTAGTCCTATCAGGGTATCCCAGTTGCTCAATATTAGCCCATTGTGTATGTGCATCGGGTGTACCTATATTCTTCTGAGTATAACTAAATGTTCCTATTGGATCTTGCTCACACAAATCATCAATAGATCTCCAATTAAATCCTTGTCTAGTCTCATAGAACATGAACCCAGACTGAATATTACCTTTACCCTTTCTCTTATTAACCTTACTACCTTTACCCTGCTTCTTCCTAACAACCTTATCCGAGATGTATGATATAACATCAATTGGTCTCCAATTAGGAGAAATCATATTCATTGATGTACATTCTTCCAATGCACCAACATGCTTAATCTTATTACTACATTTAAGATACTTATCACATATCACTCTAACAATATCATGCTTACCAGTCAAAGGACCAAAGGATCCAAATGCTCTGTTCGCTTCATTAAGATATGCTTGTGGTGAAATACAATTGATAGTACATACCTTAGCACGTTCATCCTTAACAACATTACTGATCTTATAGATCTGCATATCATAGTGGAGATCAACAGGTTCTTTACCACCCATCTTAGAAGCAAAAGTATTAAAACCAATATGAAGCATCTCATCACCTAACAATGACTCAGCATAGTTAACAGAGTCAAGAATTGTAATATCTAAACGTACAAATGGTGAATCAATAGACTCATACCATATAAATTCAGCACAAAGATCACGAATATCCTCCTTAGAATCGTCCGATCTCTGAATGTATAAGTCAATCAGTTTATATGATTTACTATTGTTAACTGTTGTTGCCATTAGAATAGTCTATCGGGACAAGTATCAGCATCTGCCATCATTCCAAATCTTGCTTTAATATATGGATGAGCAGGTGGTTCATATTCATTAGGTATAAAGATAGGTTGTGGTATATCTTCATCA